AACTACCACGAAGAGCCGGTCCTGTATGGATTTGGTGCTGCTCCTCAGTTGGCCGACGGCACTCCGGTGACGTACCAACAGGGCGGCGTGCTGTTCCTCAAGCGCTATGTGTACTCGGTGTATGGCTTGGCCTTCGCCCTGACCAAAGTGCTGGTTGAGGACGGCGACCACATCCGCATCGGTCAGGTTTACGCCCGTCACCTGGCTCAATCTCTGATTGAGACCAAGGAGACCCTGGCCGCCAACGTGCTGAACAACGCCTTCACCGGCGGTGCTACGGCAGGTGGCGACGGCGTTGCCCTGAACAGCGCTTCTCACCCCATCGTCAACGGTACGGCTAGCAACCTGCTGGCTACGGCAGCCAACCTGTCCCAGACCTCTCTGGAACAGATGCTGATCCAAATCCGTCAGGCTGTGGACAACAACGGCAAGAAGATTCGTCTGGTGCCCCGCCAAATCGTGGTGGCCCCTGGCAACGTCTTCCAAGCCGAAGTGCTGTTGAAGTCGGTGCTCCGCGCCGGCAACGCCAACAACGACATCAACCCCATCAAGTCCATCGGCTTGCTGGACGAGGGTGCCGCTGTTATTTCCCGTCTGACCTCTGCCACCGCATGGTGGGTGCAGACCGACGCTCCCGAGGGCATGAAGCTCCTGATGCGTCGTAAGCTAGAGAAGACGATGGAAGGCGACTTCGAGACCGACACGATGCGCTACAAGGCGACCGAGCGTTACGACGTCGGTTTCACTGACTGGCGTGCCATGTACGGCACTCCGGGCGTCTAAGTTAAGCAGGGGGCCTCGTGCCCCCGCTTTAAAGGAGAACCGGAATGGCTAATCAAGTCACCAACATTGGTGGAGTTCTGTCTGCCGTCACCACGACCATTGCGTACACCAACGCAACGGCTGTGACGATTGCAACGATCCCTGCCAACTCTCAAATCGTGGACATCAACATTGATGTGACCACGGCATTCGATGCTGGAACTACCAATACTGTGACCGTCGGTAAAACCGGCAGTGCCGCAGCTTTCGTTGCCGCCACCTCGGTGGGCAGCGCAGGCCGCGCGTCTGTTGCGACTACCGGTGTGTACAGTGCATGGGCCGATACTGGGTCAAGCGACGTCTCTGCGACTGTCACTTTCTCCCAGACCGGAACGGCTGCGACTGCTGGGGCTGCTCGTGTAACGATCGTCTATAAGTCCTACGCACCGTAAAGGAGACTCACATGGGTCAATTTAAGCCTATGGTCAAGATGGAGACCACTGAGCCCAGCGTCGAGCTGAAGCTCAAAAAGGGCGGTGCGGTTAAGAAGGCCGATGGCGGCATGATGGGCAGTAATCTGATGGGCGGAAACCCGACGGTTACTAGCGGCATGCCAGCAAGAGGCGGCGACATGGGTGCTATGGCTCCCCGTCGTCCAAGCCTAGCGGCTCGTCGTCGTGCGATGATGGCTCGTCCTGGTGGTGCCGGTCCTGCCGGCCCCGTCGGCGGCGCTGGTCGCATGATGAAAGAGGGCGGCGAAAGCAAGGCTGAGCACAAGTCCGAAATGAAAGCCATCAAGGGCGTCAAGTCTGAGCTGAAGAAGCACGAAGGCAAACCCGCTTCCAAGGGCCACAAAGGCCTGAAGACTGGCGGTGTTGTCAAGTCTCCCAAGCCGGGTGAGTACGCAACTGGTGGCGTTGTGATGGGCAATGGCGGCGGTTTCAAGAAGGGTGGCGCTGTTCCTAAGAGCGGCATCATCAAGAACGAAGCCAACGCCGCATCTGCCACGAAGATGGACACGGCCAAAGTCGATACTAACAGCGCCCCCACGGGTGATGTGAAGATGGGCAATGGCGGTGGCTATAAGAAGGGCGGCGAAGCAAAAAAAGCCTACGCGGCGGGGGGAAGTGTTAAGAGCGGCGCCCCCGTCGCAATGCCTCAAGGCCGCAAGAAGCCTTCTCAACCCGTTTCCAACGACCGTCAATCGGGCACCTTCAAAAAGGGTGGCCGAGTGAAGATGGCCGAAGGTGGCGATACTCAAGACCTCTCCAAAGGCGCCTATGACAAGAGCATCGGCCCGTCTGAGGAGGAAATGGATATTGCCAAGACAATCCGTAGCGTTCCGCGCAAGCTATTCAAGACCGCTAAGGATTTTCTGATGGGAAACAAGGCCTCTGAAACTCCTGAGAGTATCACCAAGACTGAGAAATCAGTTACGGTTGAGCCTAGCAAGAAAAAAGGCGGCCCTGCAAAGTGCTGAACCAAGTGGGGGCTACGGCCCCCGCTTCTTATTGGAGATTAAGATGGGTACATTGACCAATGTATTTGCAAAACACGCTAATGCCAGTGGGACAATTTACTCTGGCCCTGCAAATTTGGGTGGTTATCAAATCAAACCCGGAGGCACTGCCGGAACAATTGAGTTGCGAGATGGTGGATCTGGCGGAACTTTGTTGTTAGAGCTAGACATAACAACCAACACCGCGGTAATCGCAACCTTGTTGCCCGGCAATGGCGTTCGCTTCACCACCGACATCTATGTTGTTTTGCCAACGGGCGCTGCAATCACGATTTTCTGCGGTTAAGCATCATGCCGCTGATTAAATCTAAGTCTGAAAAGGCATTCAAAAAAAACGTGGCTACTGAGGTAAAGGCCGGAAAGCCGGTTAAGCAGGCAGTAGCTATTGCATATAGCACCAAGCGTGCCGCCCCTAAGAAAATGTGTGGCGGCGGAAAGGCTGGTTGGTAACCATGGCAAAACAAGGTTTGTACGCAAACATCCACGCCAAACGCGAGCGCATCGCAGAAGGTTCTAAGGAAAAGATGCGCAAGCCTGGTTCCAAGGGCGCCCCGACGGCAGAGGCTTTTCGTGAGTCTGCAAAAACGGCCAAGATGAAGGATGGCGGGCCAAGCCTGGCGATTGGTCGAGGCGAAAAACTGCCCGCGGACAAGGGTGCTGGGTTGACCGCCAAAGGCCGAGCCAAGTACAACCGAGAGACTGGAAGCAATCTCAAGGCTCCTCAACCTCAAGGCGGCGCCAGACGTGATTCATTCTGCGCCCGCATGGGTCCGGTTGCCGAGAAAAGTGAAAAGGGTAGCCGCGCAAGAGCCTCAATGCAGCGCTGGAACTGCCCAGGATGGTGAGGTAAACGATGGCCTACTCTGGAACTTATGGCGAGACCATCATCAATGTGCAAGATTTCATTGATCATGGCGCTCGTCGCTGCGGAAAACTTGCCGAAGAACTGACAAGCGAGCAGGTTTTGTCTGCTCGTCAGTCTTTGTACTTCCTTTTATCCAATCTGATCAACATTGGCATCCAATACTTCGCCATTGGCAACAAAACCTATGGCACAACCCCTGAAAAATCGACATATTTGCTCCCCGTGGGTGGTGTTGACGTGCTCAATGCCCTCTATCGGCAGATGCAACGGCCCGCCCCAGGACAAGGTGGCGGGTATTACGGCACAAATGGCATCATCGCCAATGCTTTTGATGGCAATGTGCTCACCTCGGACGTTCAAACGACCCCGAATGGGTACTTGATGGTCGATTACGGGACCAATAACAGCCAATACATCGGCTCATTTGGCATTTTGCCGGGTGTCTCGGGTGAATTTCACATTGTTTTTGAATATTCCCGTGATGGGTTGGTCTGGAACACGCTATATGACTGCGGAGTCGAGACTTGGGTGGACAACCAATGGCTTTGGTACAACATGGAAGCCGGCCAAGATGTCCAATACTACAGAATGCGTGAAACAGGCGGTAATACGCTTGTTGTGCGTGAGTGGTATCTCGGAAATCAGGCCAAAGAAGTGCCAATGGCTCGCTTGAACCGCGACGACTACAGCAATTTGCCCAATAAGTTCTTCACGGCCAACCAGCCTTACCAATTCTGGGTCAACCGCACCATCCCGCAGGCTGAGGTGGTGCTGTGGCCGGTTCCGAATGATCCATTTATCCAGATGACCATTTGGTATTCCAAGCAGGTCATGGATGTGGGAGATCTGACGGATGAATTGCAGATTCCGCAGCGCTGGTATCTGGCTGTGCAGTCCATGCTGGCTCACCAGATGAGCCTGGAGCTGCCCGATGTGCAATTGGCCCGTATTCAGTACCTAGAAGGACAGGCGGACAAGCATCTGCAACTAGCGGAACAAGAAGAGCGCGACAAGTCGCCGATCTATTTCGCTCCGAATATCTCTGTCTATACGAGGTAAGCCATGGGGATCTTTCTTGATACCCTAGGCATGTCAGACATCGCAATTGCGGTGTGCGACCGGTGCAAGATGAAGCGCCCGCATGCCGTGATGCGTTCTGACCCCAACTTCCCCGGTTTGCAGGTATGCGATCAGGGTTGCCAGGATCAATTTGACCCATACCGGCTGCCGGCGAGAAAAACCGAGCGGATCAACATCCGTTTTCCTCGCCCCGATGTCAGCGTGGCCGTGACCAATAATCAAGCCCTAATCATTAACACGCAGACCCAAGCCGTAATCTCTACCGAGCAGAGTACCGCAAACCCGCCTGGCAGCGGCCAGCCCGATGGATTGAACACAGAGCCGTGATATGCCAAACGTAACCATATCCCAACTGCCGATGGCAGAGCCGCTTGACGGCACAGAACTCGTCCCAATCGTCCAGAACGGCCAGACTGTTCACACGACCACCCATGACATTTCTGCGTCCCCTAACCAAGATCAGACGTTTCTGACGGTCAATCAGGAGCCTTCGCTCCCAAATAGCCGAGCTTTGGCCGTTACGGGCGACCTAAGCATTACCGATGGCGGTTCGCTTGAGCCATTGACCATTGGTCTTACTGGGGCGGCTAAAAGTCTGAATGATGCCGGAAATGGCTTGGTTGCTAAAACCGCCCTTGGCACTGTTGCCCCAAGATCGGTTGATGTGTCTGGCCCCGGCCTAGCCGTCACTAATGGCAATGGTGTTTCTGGCAACCCTACCATCAGCCTAGATGGCATGGTTGGGGTTTTTGCTGGCCTTGGAACCAGCACCGGCCTTGTGACATTCATGGGCAACAACAGCGTCAGCGGCGTTGAGATTCTGGGCACCGCCAATCAAATCAATGTCGCCAATCCTGATGGATTGACTGGCAACCCAACCGTTAGCATTGCTGACAACCCTATCCTCCCCGGAACTGCCGCTGTAAAAATTCCGACAGGTACTACAGTTCAGCGTCCGGTTGGT